CCCTCTGTATCTTTGCCGTTGATCTTCATTTCATCGACTTACTTCCCTTGCATTTCCACTTCTTGCGCGAGAGGTTGTTTGGGGAATTAGGATCAGATTTCCAGTCACCTTTGATTTTAGCTGAACGGGCGCAATATGCATCGCCTTTGGCCGTTCCGGGGCGAATACGATCACCGCCATCCTTAGCCTTACCAGCTTGACCAAACTTCACAGTCTTAGTCCTGCCAGTCTTAGCGTTCTTGACTACTTTTGTGAATCGCTTTTCCATTACTTTTTCTTTGCAGTTTTAGCTGATTGCTTGAACGCTTTAGCGGTAGGTGCGCCTTTGCTGCCAACCTTCCGCATCTTCTCACCACTACCAGCGGCGATACGTTTTTTCTTTTGATTAATATTGTAGTAAAGTCCTTTATTCATAATTACTTTTTCTTTTTCATTCCTGCTTGGCTCATAGCGATAGCCACAGCTTGTTTCCGACTCTTAGCGAGTGGCGCTTTCTTCGGGCCTTTTGGATTCACTCCAGCATGGAGAGTTCCACGCTTGTATTCGCCCATTACCTTAGCCACTTTCGCGGCCTTACCTGCTTTTGTTGTTGGTTTTTTCATAAATTTTCCTTCTGGGGTTTCGATGTTTAATCTATCGCAAACTATGTCAATAATATCGTAAATTGAAAGGGTATCTGGAAGATTCAAAACATATTGATATTCACAATATGTATCGTCAATTGTTATTGTAAATTCGCTTTTCATAGTCCATTCATTCCGTCTCGGATAAGTTTAAAAAATGTATCTGATGACATCGTGACTTTCCAAGGTTTATTATTCTTCTTTGAAGCCACCGCCCAAGCAATGCCTTTAGCATCCCGCTCGGCCTGCTCACAAGCCTTATCTAAATTTAAGTTCTCTACACACTTTACTTCAAAGTGGAGTTTACCTTTCAGTTCTTCACAGACTACATCTGGTGAGTCTTGTCCGCCTGCGAATTGCTGTCCTCGTTTAGCAGTGTAGCCTTCTGCTCGCAGTTGATCCCGCCACTGCCTTTCACCTCTTGCGCCTTTAGCTCTTGAGTTTATCATATTCTTTGAGTTGTTGTTCCAATCTAAAGCACTTAGCTTCCATTAAAGTGTAGTCTGTAGCATAGGAGTATGCTTTGTTTTTCCATTCGTCGCGTTCAAGTTCCATTTGGACTCGCTCGTTGTAAACTATCTTGAATGCCTCCCGCGCCTCGTCGCGCTCGCGTCTAACTTGTTGAATCTCCTCAAACCTTTCGTTTGCAAAATTATTTAAACCTTCGATCTGTTTTTTGAGACGCTTGCTTTTTAACCTCGCCTCGCTCGCGATCATTCTATCTATCCAAGACTCCCGATGGCGATACCTCTGCCACGCTAGGTTAAGCATCCATGCAAGCTGAATGGCGTAATTAAGAGGCCATGCCGCCATCACGATCTCCCTCGTCTGGTAATCCCGATAGCAAGCCGCCATCCAAGGCTTTGTTATGATGTTTTCAGAGACGCGCTCAAAAATGAAACGCTTAATCATGTCACTCATTTCGCGGCAGCACCTTTAATAATTTCAATTTTCATTTTGCTTCATCCCATCCAGCGGCCTTGCGCCAGCGGCTTGTTGTTTCTCTGTCAACGTGCGGTAAAAAGGCATCTCCAGATTGCCATATCTCCCTCAATGCCCCCCGCGCCTCGTCGCGCTCGCGCTCCAGCTGCTGTGCGTGGTCACGCATTTCACTGTAACGATCTTGCATGACGCGAGGGTTATGTAGTTCGCAGTCTAAAGCATCCGTTTCTGGTGTAGGTCGGTCGCTCATTTTGTTTCCTCCCAGTTTTGAACAATGGATTTGAGCCAGTCCATAGGTGTGTTGTTTATATGTTTGATGGCTGCACGCCAGGCGGCAGTTTCAAGCTGACCTTACCCAGAATGCTGTAAGCCAACCTCGCGGCGGCTCTCGCCTCGGCAAGTTCGCGCTTTAATTCTGCATTTTCCGAAAGCAACCGCAACATATTTGTTTTCATATCAGTCTCTGGTGTAGGTCGGTCGCTCATTTTGCTGCCTCCCAGTTTTTAAGCTGGTATTGATCAAACCAATTTCCATACGCATCCCACACCGCCTTGCTTGGGTTCTGGCACTTGCGGTCTGACCCGTCCTTTCTGAGCCAAGTCGGTCCAAGGTGCCGGTCAAAATCAAACCTCCAGACACGCCCTTTTACAACGATCTCATTGTCAGGCGCATCGCAGACGCTTATGATTGTGCTTGGCGAAACTCGGATGGATTTCATTTGGATTTCTTTATTTTTGCCAATTCATCCCGAAGTTCAGATACAACGCCGAATTTGTCGTTTTCAAAATCTATTTCAGCCAATGAAATAGCACTCTCGGTGATATAAATAAGCTTTTTGATTTGCTCACGCGCATTCTCAAGGCATTCTTCTTGAACCCTGTAAAGACCACGCCGAAATTCCAAATCCTCCCGCGCCTTGTCGCGCTCTTCGGCGAGTTTGTTAATTGCCAGCATGTGTTCGGTAGCAAGCGCCGTGTATTTTCCCTCGGCCTCATGCAAAAGCTCCCACGCCGCAAGTTCGCATTGCAAATCATTCTCCCTCTCCGTGTTCTCTGTGTCCTCTGTGGTCATAATTCGCTTTCAAAAGTTCTCGCTTTCACGATCAATCGCCTGGCATTTTCCATGAGGTCATAGAAAACTTCCTGAGAAAATTTCCGAGTCGGTGTGTCACTCATTTCGCGCCCTCCTTTATCCGTTCCACCTCATCCCGGAGCTCAGAAATAACGCCGATTTTGTCGTTTTCAAAATATATTCCAGCCAATGAAATAGCACTCTCGGTGATATAAATAAGCTTTTTGATTTGCTCACGCGCATTCTCAAGGCATTCTTCTTGAACCCTGTAAAGATCACGTTGAAATTCCAAATCCTCCCGCGCTTTGTCGCGTTCGTCTCTCGCATCGACTGTAAACTTAAAATTCTCACGCGCCTTGCGATACCAGTCTTTGCGTTCTTCTTCTAATCTTTTTATTGCCTTGTAAATCGCTAAATCCCGCTGATCTTGCAGGTTTATTATTCCACAACGAAAAGAATCAATCTCAGATTGCGCCATCACACTATGGTTAAACTCTAGTTCATTTGGCACATCTTCTGGTCTTTGAGGGGAACGAATTGATATGTCTCCCACATATTCCGGCATAGTGTCTTCCATATTAGTCTCTCTTTAGAAGCTCCTCTATGACTTGGTATGCGTCGGGATTATTGACTGGGATATATCGCTTCCCTTTTTTGCGGTAGAGTATATCTGACCCTGCTTGTGCTATGCGTGCTTGTGCGTTCATGCGAAAAATATCTTGCACTAAATGTAGTGGCGTGTCAATATCCAATCTTCATCAAAGATTACATTGCGCTCAGTATTGTTAAACAATAGTTGACTCTACACACAGGCAGTGTAGTGTTGAATCCGCTGTAGCGCACGCGGCCGTTCGCGTAGAAACGAACGCAATAGAAGGTTAAATCGAAACAACAATACATCATCACCTCGTCACGGGAATATTTCTACCCGACATTCAATCGGTCTTCTACCGTGGCGGGGGATGGCCCCTCATGCTATGAGTAAATCAAATTTATTAATTGATGAGACACCATTGGTGTTTCAGCCAAGCCTTGCAAAAATGATAGGATTATCTGAAGCGATAATACTACAAACCATGCATTACCTTTGTGGAAACAAAAGGTGCGGAAGATTGGTTGATGACGAAAGATGGATATACAATAGTTACAAGGGGTGGAAGGATGAGTTTTTTCCATTCTGGAGTGAAAGAACTATTGCTGATGTTTTCCGTGCGCTTGAAACAATGGGACTGATTAAGTCGTCTCAACTGGACATTAAACAGGGCAAGGCAATGAAGTATTATACGATTAGCCAAGCTGCAAAAAGCGTGCTTACAAGTGATCGCTTGACCCATCTGGAAGATTCTTCCACATGGGGGGGGATGCTCCAAGATTTGCCAGATGCCATGCTCCAAGATTTGCCAGATGCCATGCTCCAAGATTTGCCAGATGCCATGCTCCAAGATTTGCCAGACCATGTGGCAAAAAATGGACGATCCGCGCGTGCGTCTATTATTTCTAATATAACAAAGACTCATACAGAAACTCATGTAGAGAGTTTTGAAAATGAAAAACCAAAACAATCTCATGAACTCCACCATACAGAAAGGCCGCATTGTGAAAATGCAACTTCAGATTTTGAAACATTCTACTCCGCATATCCTCGTAAGATTTCAAAACCAGTCGCCGAGAAAGCATGGAAGAAACAGAAGTGTGTTCTCTCCGAAGTTATGCCAGCACTTGAGAAACAGAAGAAACTATGGAACGATCCTCAGTTCATTCCTCACCCAGCTTCATGGCTCAACGGCAGGAGGTGGGAGGACGAATTACCGAGCGGTAACAGAACAACATCAACACAAGTAAAAGTCCGATCAGTTTTACCGAGCAGCAACATTGATCCATCAACAAAAAAGAAGCAGTGGTATACGCTATGCGAAGAGCGTGGCGAGAAGGAAGAATTCAAGTGTTGGCTTATTGAATCAAGACCGGAAGAGTGGAGCGACTTCTTGCCTTCTATGGACGTCCGGTGGTGGGTTGAGTTTTGTAATAGACCTGTTGAGTTTTAGTGATACAATCGAAACGAACACATGAAACGCATTAAGCTTCTCTGGCTTTACATCAAGCGAGAATATTACATCGCTCAACTGGTGTGGAACGAAATCAAGATCACAATCATCAAGTCACTCTCCAAATGAAAGAGTTCATTTTAATGACAGCAATTGCCATGCTGTTTATTTTCACAATTTCCGCTTGGCAACGGGCAACCAAGCCGGACCTTACCATATGCCCACTCTGCAATCAACACACACAAAAAACACACAATGAAAGAATCGGGTCACTACTACGATCTCACAGGCAAAGCAGTCTTTGAGGTTCCAGATAAATCAAAAGGCGGAATGCGCGGAACGACGCTCCGAGACGCAAAATCACTTGGTTTACTGCCTTCAGTAACAACAATCTTCAAGTGTCTAGCAGCACCGGAGCTTGATAGGTGGAAGCAACAGCAAGTCCTCATGGCAAGCCTCACGCTTCCTCGTAATCCAAAAGAAAGCGATGATAATTATTGCTCGCGCATCATGGTTGATGCATTTAAGCAGGTTGAAGTTGCCGCTGATCTTGGAACTCAAATTCACAAGGCACTTGAGAATCATTTCCAAGGACTGCCATACGATCCAATTATGGAAGACTATGTTGCACCCGTGAAGAAGTGGGTGGATCATAATCGAGTCAAATTCCTCCAGCATGAACTGCGATTGGTTAATCCAGAAGTTGGCTATGCCGGAACTACAGACGCACTGATTGAGAAAGATGGTGTGTTGTATGTCTTGGACTACAAGAGTCGAAAAACCAAGCCGGAATATGAGGTGAAGCCATGGAGCAAAGAGCCGATGCAGATTGCAGCCTATGCTCATGTTGCAAAGGCGACCCGTGGCGTGAATCTTTACATATCAACAACAGAACCTGGGCGAATTGGTACGGCATGGTATGATGAGAAGACACTCACAGAAAATTACGAAGCGTTTACACATGTCTGTAAGTATTGGCAGTTTGCAAACAGATATGTTCCTCCGAGTGGATCATTCTGAAAAAAATAAAAAACTTTTTATTGACCACAGATAAAAACCAAGTAGAATAAAAACTGCATGAACACACAAAGCGAAAACATCGGTGAGCTTGCTGCCGCACTAGCAAAAGCGCAAGCAGAGGTAGGAACAGTCACGAAGGATTCAGAAAATCCCTTCTATAAAAATTCTTACGCCAGTTTGGCTGCTGTATGGGAGGCAACACGTCCAATCCTGTCCAAAAACCAACTCAGCGTAGTCCAAATGCCAAGCTCTGACGAGCATGGATACTATGTTGAGACGCAGTTGATGCACTCATCCGGTCAATGGATTCGTAGCCGGACATACATGAAGCCAGCCAAGGATGACCCGCAAGGCATCGGTTCGCTGATCAGCTATGCTCGGCGCTACGCACTTCAAGCAGTCACCATGATTTGCCCTGACGATGATGACGATGGTGAAGCGGCAATGGGTCGCCCCGCTCCACAAAAGCCAGCAGAAGCACCGAGGCCAGCGCCGAAGGTGGAGACACCTAAGGCAAAGACCGCGAAGCCTACGGAGCCAGCGAAGGAGACCGAAGATAAGCCGAAGTTCAAGGGTGAATCTCACCAAGAACTTTTCCAGCAACTCATTGAGTATGGAGTTACCCAAGATGATTTCATGGGTGCGCTCCGACACGCTGGAACTATTCCAGATAATGCAAAAAATTTCTTCTTGATGAAGGAAGCAACCGCTCAAAAATTCTTGAGCGAACTAACAACAACAATTGGTGTGGTTCGTGAATGGATCGCACTCTACAAAAAATAATAACATGCCAGAATACGATAACAAAAACTCAGGCGTCCTATTCACTAATACGAAAAAGAATGAGAAACATCCAGACTTCAAAGGTCAACTCAATGTTGATGGGAATGATTGGGAAATCGCTGCATGGAACAAAACCAGCAAAGCTGGAAAGCAATTCCTGTCGCTGAAAGTATCTGTTCCTTATGTCAAGGAGACATCCAAGGACACTGATTTGAACGAGGATTTCTGATGGGATAGGGGGCGGCGAGGTTGATGTCTTTTCCTCGCCGCTCCTAAATCATATGAAAAAATATCCAGTTTTAGGGGTTATCCTTCCTGACAAAGTAAAAAAGGAACTTAAAAAACAATCGGCAAGGAATGGTAGGTCAATGTCAACTGAAGCCGCTCGCATCATAGCCAAAGAACTTGGCATGGAATCTGCTGAATAATCAGCGATGAATACACAACTCAAGGGTCAGTTCTTTACCCCAAAAGGAACAGTAACACGTCAGCAGTTAGCAGAGAGTCTGGCAGGCAAATATAAAACAGACATCAAGACAGCACTTAAACTCATATCAATCTGTGAGCGAGAGCTTGAGCTTGAAGAAGATGCGCCAAACAATCACTTCGCATTACTGGAAGAAGCTTGTGCTATCATTCAGTTTGATCGAGGCGAGATTGATGCGAAAGAATTGAAGATGACTATTGTTAAACAAGAACTTACTGAAGGAACTGAGGAGTCAATACTTGAGGCTGCACTGAATACTCGGTTGGACAATGGTTACAGCAAGCTGTCGGAACGTTATGATTTTGGTGAGTTTATGACTCAGTTCAGGCCAAAGGATGGAATCATTCCTACACCGGAGGATTACGCTGCTGCCATTGGCATGGGTGTTGATATGTCAAGCAAGGGGATGTGGCTTGCTGGTGATGGCATCCGTTACCTGTATGCTACTGGACATGAGAATGTTCTGACGCAAATTGCATCGAGTCTCAAGCTATCGTATAGCCATGTAAGCAACTGGCATCGTGCGGCATCACGCATTCCAGCGCATCTTCGCAACGAGATTAGTCCGACTGTTGCCGTGGAGATTGCTACTGCAAAGTTTTCGGAAGATGAACAAGAGAATAATAAGAAGGTGTTGCAACTCGTTGCTCAAGCGAGGAAAGAGAAATGGTCTTGCCAAGAGGCTCGTTCTCATGTTCGTGCAGAGAAGGGTGGAGTGCAGAAGAAACCAGTAAAGCTATCATGGGTTTCCGAGTTTGGGGGGAACGAAGACCTTCTTGTTATAGCTTGCCAGTGGTCAATCGGTGGGGGTGCTGGAGAACTGGATCAGTTCCACTTCATAGGTAAACTGGTGAAAATTTTCAACAGACTGTCTGAAAATACACAGGGATCAATACGCTTAATAGTCAATGACCGGATCAAAGAACACGCATCGCTTGAAGAAACCGGAAAAGAAGGATTGTTTGACGAGGATACCATTCAAGAACTGCTGAAGATTTCAATGAACAACTTCAAATGAGTGAAACTTTTGTTCGCGCTGATCGGAGGCGCTGGATGGATTTGGAACATCGTCAAGATCGTGCAAAGCGGTTTCGATGTCATCACCGGCATGTTAATTGCCCGCTGCATCGGCGTGTTTGTCGCTCCGCTGGGCGCAGTGCTTGGGTTTCTGTAGGCGCAGCGCGTGGCGGCTAACATTGATGGACTAATGCACTACGCACTAAACGCACCTGTCCCGCAGCACATTTACGGATATGTAGAGAAGCGAATTCTATTCGGCCTTGATCATGTCGATGGATACGAGCCCTGCGTAATCACAGGTATCACATCAATACCAGGCCGAGCTTTGCACTTTTCTATTCTCTGCGAGAGCGGGGCGCAATGGGCAAGGATTCCGATTCATTGCCTATACCACAAGCTACCTCAAGTAGATAATAGGCTATCTTTTAGTGTTTCAGACCTTCAGATGTGGGATAGCATGGGTTTAGAGTTCAGTGTGGTTCAGTATACTTACTTCCGAGAGATGGCATGCTCTTTTATAAATCGAGATCGCACTAGAATCCCTGCGCAATATTGGTTCACTCTCGATCATACCGACAACGGATATAGTCTGTCTCCAACACAGCACAAGTGCTTTCACTTATTGAAATGTTGTGATGGGTCAGGTCAGATCGCAGCTATGCCCAACAACAGAATCGTGTGGCATGATCCTTCGTTCGTTAAGCAAGGTGAGATTCCAAAATACAAGGTGATGGCAGATATAACTTGGCATGCAGAGCAACAAGCTCTTGACAATCCGCACGATACAGCATTTACTGAATGATATGGCAAGAGCAAAAGGACAGGATTTAACACCAAAGGAGCGTGAGTTTTGCAAGTTTCTTGCAACAGGCATGCCTGTTTACAAAGCGTTTTATCAAGCCGGATACAAAGCAACGAACAACAAGTATGCCTCGATGAAGGGGTCTGCTATCTCGTCCCGTCCAAATTGCGCAAAGTATATTGCTGAGTTGAAGGACGCTAACTGGTTGTCTAATGTAATGAGCATTGCTGAGAAGCGTTCACTCATGGCCGAGATCGCTAGAGCTAAACCATCAGACATCACCGAGAATTCTCCAGTTGCCTCTATATCGATAGATGGCGAGGGAAACAGGTCAATACAAGGTCCGAAGGTTTCAGACAAGCTGAAGGCAATTGAACTCGATGCTAGGATATCCGGCGAGTTATCGCAGGAGAATGATTCCAGAACACAAATTGCAATCCAATTGATCAATGATCGGCTTGAGATTCCAAGCAAGGAGGTGAATCAGATTGAAGAGTAAAGGACTATACGCAAATATCCATGCCAAGCAGGCAAGAATTGAAGCTGGCAGTGGTGAAAGGATGCGGAAGGTTGGCGCAAAAAGTGCTCCAACTGCAAAGGCATTCCGAGAGTCTGCCAATACTGCAAAGAAAAAGTAAAAGCAAAAGGCCGCTCCGATTAAAGAGCGGCCTTTTTGTTGAGTGTTTTATTGTTAAACGATTGGCTAGCTTAGTGGTGTGTCGCAAATATCGGCGTGTTTGGTGATGCGGGTGAAGTCTGGTTCTTCTTTGCGCTTGAACGACAGGACGCTACCGGAGTTTCCGAGGATACAACAATTTTCTTTGATCTTTTCCCGTCCGTAAATCTCAGCTTCGGCTAGGCTATTGAATTGGAAGTTACGGTTTGCAGTGGACAAGGTAATCATTAGATTCCTTTCCTTGCACGATTGAGGGCTGCGCGGCACCGCATCATCAAGAGCGTTTCGCCGTCTCCGTATGCGTCCAATACGGCTTCTAATACTTCCATCATCTCCTTCTTTACAGACTCACCGGACAGTGGTGAATCCTTGAATCTGAATAGTGGTTCCTGTTTGTGCATAGCGTGTGTTCTCATTTTGTCTTTTTGGTTTTGGTCTGTTGTTTAATCGCAATAGCATTTTGCGTTGCAAAGATAAACATGGATATCGCCATCGTGCTCGTATTTACACGAGAAGTCTTGGCCTCCCATTCCATGTATCTCGCCAACCGATCTTGCGCCGGATTGCGTGATTTTCTGAGTTGATGTGACGATGAAATCATATCGCTCAACATTTCCGTTTAATGATACATATGTCCTTTGACCTTCAAATGTGATTGTGTTTTTCATGTGTGTTTTGTGTTTGTTTCTGTCATTTTCTGTCATTTTCCGGCATGATTGCCAGACTGCTACCCCTTCCGTAGAAGAGGCAGAGTGTCTGATTATCTACCAGTGGCCTTTGTTACTGCTGCGTGACATATTGCAATGATTTCTGCGCGGCAATCGTTTTTGTCGCAAGCAAGTATGCAAATTTGCATGAGTGCTTCTAGCATCATTGGCGCTGATGCCTTAACAGGGTCGAACTTGCGATTGCGTTTAACTTTCTCCCAATTAGGTGGTGTGTTGAATGAGTTTGATGTATTCACACCATTTTTATCATATGTATTTTTCATGCCAGCACTGCTTTCTCTATCGTGGCAATCATATGTTTGATTTCCAATCCGTCCGCATTTATCTTGTTAAGAAGCAAATCCAATGCGAAAAGTAAATCCGGTGCGGCGGCGAATAAGTGCGCGGTTTTCTCTTCGATATTTTCCGCAACTGTTTCAGTAGCAAAATCACTGGTTTTATGGCAAACACTGAAAAGGCGTTCAGTGCCCTTGATACAGAGTAGTTTTTCGTTAGGAGTAACGAAGAGGTTTTTTGTGTTATTCATTTTATTATTGTCGTGTGGAGTGTGTTATTCATTTTTGTGTTAGTGTTTGAGGTTTTTAGGGATAAGAGCCAGTGTGTTTCTGCCTTCAGAAATGATATTGCAAACCATTTGGGAAAAATAAGAGCCAACATTTTTATGTTTTGCGATTCCAAGATGATCGCGAAAATCCCGTGTGTTTTCATGGATACAGTTTCCAAGGTAGTCCTCCGCGATTTTCATCCCGCGAAAGGAAAGAGTAGCTTTGACCGCAAAGCAAAGCCAGTCCCCCCTTTCAATCATTCTTTGCGTCTCTCCCGTCTCATCGAAGGAAAAATCAGGGAGAGGCTCTTCCATTGCGTCAACTTTGACTGTGAAATTACGGGTGTTGAATGTGTATATATTTTCGAGTGTTTGCATAATGTTATTCTGTTGAGTGTTTTATTTTACTTTTCCGCCATTTTTTCCGCATTTTTTATCAATATAATCTAACCAGCGTTGGCGCATGAAGTTTGGATTCTGACTTGCGCAAAAATCCGCAAGTTCAAGAATTGCGGAGCGTGAAAATATCCCTTGTGAGGAACGGTCTTTTGGTGTGGATGCAATGATGACGTCAGCTAGTGCAATGAGTTGTTTTTTTGACATATTTTTAGTGTGTTTAATGTTTGTTTTTTTAGTGTATTTTATTGTCAGCTTCAACCGCAGGTTCGTTCAAAATAATTTCAACGGACTTCCTGCGGTCGTGCCTGTATATGTTTCCGTATTGGTTGGTGCTGGTCGTCTTGGATTTCTTAACCCATTGGGTTAATGATTTCTCGCCGTTCGCCCACTCTACTGAGGTGATGTAGCGCGTTCCTATATTCAGGTTTCCGATTCTATTTTTCATTTGATGCGTTCTCCTGAACCTTTGCGATTGTCAATGATTTGCTGGTGATGTTGCCATATGGCGAAACTTGCCAAGGGGCGGGTGTGTGTGGTGTGTTATTCATTTTTGTGTTAGTGTTTGAGGTTTATTCTGGAGGGAAAGTAAACCCCGCGTTTTGTTATGCCGCTATTTACAAAGCCGTTTGCATTTGCGGAAACTGCACGCAATTTAATTAGAGAGGAGCAGACAACGGATGGAACGAGGCCCGCAATGCATAAGAGGCTATAATAAGATAAAGATTAAGGCAGCGATGAGCGCAAAGAGTGTGAGCAAAAGCCCAAAGAAGCGGGACTTTGCGCGGCTGTATTGGAGTGATGAAGATAGTTTGTTCATTAGATTAGATTTTTTCCGCATAGTTTGATACAAGCCATTGATACGCCTCCGATTCTCTGAGCTCAGCAGATAGTTGCTGGGAAAAATTAGATGGACGAAGGCGACAAATGAGACGATAACCGCGCGACCCCTGTCCGCTGTGATAGTCCATGCAAAATTGCGCCAATTCAAAATAGTAGTCTTTATATAATTTTTTCATGATAATAGGAAAAAAAGCGGGACGGATTGAACATCCCGCGTATTGGATTAAAACGAGGAAACAATCACACCGCCGTCAAATTCGATCAGCTCTCCATGATCGTTGATATAGTCGCGGATTTTATCTCGCATTGCGTCATAGCTAGAGGTTATATCGATTGCGAGCGCGTCGATATACTCCTCTCCGAAGTAATTATGTGCCCACTCTTGTAGGCTGGCATATTCGGAAAAATCGCAGCGTATGGCGACATAATCAAACTTTAGCTCCTCGCCCGGGCTCTCTTCATATCCTTCCAAGTGTTCAACCAAGGCGATCGAGCCATTATAGCTCCAATTTGCATTTTTATCGTTGAATAGGATGTCCGCTGCTTCTGATGTTGATAATGTTGTTTCCATGCTGTTTAGTATTTATTGGGTTTTTTGTTATGTGTTTTCATGTTTTGTTGGTCAGGCGGGAGCGGGCACTGGTTATTTGCGGCCTCCACTGCGCCAGCGTATTCGGGCGGTATGTCATTGGCGCGGAGGCAATCCATCGCCAGCGCGAAAATGCATTCGGTTTCGCCGTGCAGATCCTCGGGAAAATCTTTTTCGCCGCTATCGTAACGGTAAGCGAGCCCCATTTTTTCGCAGATAATTTGCATGCGTGTTTTGACGGCCTCAATTTGAGCGTCGCTGCAGGTTCCGTATGCGTCATCCTGTTCGCCGATGAGTATATTTTTCATTTTATTAAGTATTTATTGGGTTTTTTGGTTAATCGGCCGTTAAAACCGAATTAGCGATATCGACCATGTCGGAGATTTTGCTAATTGCGCGCTGTGCAAACTCATCCTCAGTAATTTCTAGCATCCACGGCATTGGTGGGTCACATTTTTCCGTGGTATCAATAATCATTTCTGCTATTTTTTTGAGCCGGTTCATTTTTTGTATGCTGTTCATTTTTTTGAGCTGGTTTATTTTTTGTATGTGCGCCGGTAGTGGCAATTGTTACATAGCACCCGCCGTGCCAAGTTTTCAGCCCATTTTGTCCAATGGTTTACGCTAAAAAATGCGTAGCACATTCCGTGCCAAGGGAAATTATTGCCTGTTTACTAGGTAATAATTGCCACTACTAGGAAGTAATTGCCTATCTGAAAAGAGGGATTATTTGCAAGCTACGCAAATCAAACGATTTACACGTAATCGCAGC